GTGCGTATCTTGCCAAGGCTGAGTATTGTCTTGCTTATCTGAACGACGAGTTCTCTAAGGGTGCTCGTGTGTTGGTGGGCAATTTCGGTGATGGCATCTACAAGCCTATTCTTGCTGGTAGGACTGTGACTGATTTCTGGTCGTAGTTATTGTTGGTGGTACGTAACCAAGATATACCTTAGGGTATATCTTGGTTGCACTACTATTCACAATAATGTGTTTAGTTAACAGAAAAGAGAATGTAATGGATAAGAAACAACATTTGCAGGATATTCGTGATGCCTACAGTGCTATGAACCGCACAAGGGTTGAGCGCAACACTAGTGCTCAAGTATTTTTTATGTGGCTCATATTGTGGGGTGTCACCATGTATGCGAACTACTGGTTTTTTTCACTTGGTGGTGATCTTACTTGGAATGATCAAGTGTTTATTGCTGTAGTGTTCTCTGCTTGTGTTCATGCAAGCATGATTGTGCTTGGCGTTGTGTTGTATAAGGAATGGGATAACGCTATTGAAAATCATTATTATACGACGAGAGACTTTAATCGTCTTACTTATGGAATGGAGGTTTAGTTTTGTATTACTACAATGAAAGAGTGCGAATATTACATTCTGTTAACTCAACTCCCATTCAAGAAGTTTCTTGGTTCATTCATATGCTTTACATATCTAATGACGAATTGTGGTATAGAACAGAACCAAATGGTATTGGTATTTCAGAAATTGGTGTATATCGTTCTGGTGAAACAAAAAAGAACTATTTGTCTGCTATAAACAGTTTTGACAAGGATACGTCTAAGGGCAAAAAGTTTCTTTTCCTCCAATACAAGAATGGAAACAAAATATTGGTTGATGGAAGTGAGGCTTGGAAAGGGTGGACGCTTACAGGAAAAGTTTGTAGAACCAGTTTCAAGTGATTGGTTGATGGTGAGGGTACATCAAGTTATACCTAGTTATACCTTAGGGTATATCTTGGTGTGCCCGACTCCACTAATCGGTGGACAAAATAGAAAGAGAAAATAATGCAAAAAGTAAAAGAATGTATGCTTGCTATTGAAAGCAAAATCTCAGCGTTGTGTGAGGAAAAGTACACTGCTGAAAGATTGTTGCGTGATCAACGTGAGTTGCAACAAGATATTGCTGACAGGTTATACGGTCAACGGCTTGAGATAAAGGACATTTGTTCTAGTTTATACCGTTCCGACAACGAGTTAACTATTGTTTTTGCTTTTGAAGAAAGCGATGATGAGTTCAGTCAATTGTTGAAAAAGTACAGTGCTAATAGACCAAATGCTGTTCTGGGTAAAATTAGATCTCTTGATGTTCTCATTAACGACTTGTGCGAAGCATGGCAAGAATTGGACAACTATAGAGATATGGGGTTCATTGATTTAGGTGAAAAGACCGCTAGTGATTACGTAGATAGAATGATGCAATATATTGACAATATGGGCTAGGTTGGGTATGACCACTGTAGGTGGTATACTGTAAGATGGTTACTGGTGAGAGCACACCAAGTTATACCTTAGGGTATATCTTGGTGTGTTCAACTCCACTAATCATGGTGGAACATAAAACAAACATAAACAAAGGAGAATACAATGCCTAACGGAACACATATGTCCCTCGGGGACAGAATTATTGAGCATCATGGTCATGCGGCTTACCGCACGTACTTGAGCCAGCACACGGTGCCGATGGACTATAGTGATCGTCCACATTTCCCACAGTACGCTGTGGTTCAATGTGCCGATTGCAATAGTTCACGACATCATGAGCACATGAACTTCCTACGTTCTTACGAGACTAGGTTGGTTCCTCGGGTTCATGATCCTGAAAACATTGTTGCTTCGTCTGTTCTACAGGGGCAGAGGGATTACATCATGACTTCATTGTGCCCTAGTTGCACTGATGAATGTGAATGGTGTGAGGAACCTGTGCGTCTTAGTGGCACAACGTTTTCGGGTATCACATTGTGTACGGCGTGTGAGGAAGATGCCAGAGAATGCGCTGGGTGCGGTGACGTACTCAACGTATCTGATGGTGACTATTACGTATTTGACAGTTATGGTCGTAGAGACGACTACTACTGTCATTGCTGTTACGAGAACCGTGTTACTAGTTGTGAGGTCTGTGATGAGACTTATCATGAAGATGATGAGCCACCATGTGACTGCAACGATCCACGTAGCATCATTCTAAATTACAGTGCTATGCGTGATGCTAATGACCGCATCTTCTTTGTTGGTATGACGGGTGACCGTGATACTGATATGCCGAACATGATCCGTTCTCAGCATCGTTTCAACCGCTCAGAGTTTGTTCACGAACCAATGATGGGCTTTGAATGCGAGACTGAGTCGGAGCAGTGTGATCTGTATCATGGTGCAAGTTTCTTTCAGAACATGATTGACAAGGAACACCTGTACCTCAAGGAAGATGGTTCATTGCATGATGGCTTTGAGATTGTTACGCAACCTCATACGCTTGATATGTATCAGAACCATTTTGACTGGTCACCATTCAGGCAACTTAGCCAGTATGGTTTCCGTTCGTACAAGTATCACAACCCTAACTTGAACCACGATGTTGGTTTCCATATCCATATCAACCGCAACGCTTTCTACACTAAGCGTTTGCATGAACGTACAAGTTCAAGCCCGCATCTTTACGGGTTCTTGTCGTTCATCTATCACAACGTAAATGCGATGACTCGCATCAGTTCACGGAACAGTCATTACGGTTCCATCACTGATACGGAGTTAGACAACATCTACGGCTATGCACGTCACCGTTCGTATGGTGACCGCAGTGTTGCAGTGAACTGTCGCAACCAGCACACTATTGAGTTGCGTTGCTTCAGTGGTGCGTTGAACCCTAATCGTGCTTTGGGTTATCTAGAGTTCACCCATGCTTTGTGGGCGTACACTAAGAGTGACCGTATTGGCAAACTCAAAGAACATCACAAGATGGACTTCAATGCGTTTGCTGATTGGGTTGAACATGACCCCAAGTACGACAATCTTGTGTCACTAATCAAGCGTTCCGATGCACGCTCTAGTTACTAATGGTGGTGGCACATCAAGTTATACCTTAGGGTATATCTTGGTGTGCCCAACACCCAGTAGTCGCATCGTTCAACAAAAAATAATGGTAGCAACAACCGTTGTTGTTGCCGGAAAGAGGTATACCGAATGTGTTTATTAACTTTTATTCCTAGTGGCATTGACGTAGACATTGAAGATCTACGCAATGGTGCTATTTACAATGATGATGGTTTTGGTTTCGCTGTTCACATGGGGGATCACATCGTCACTGGCAAGGGTATGAACTTTGAGGAAGTGGTTGATCGTTTCTATGACGTTCGTTCACGTTTCAAAGGTCATGCCATATTTCATTCACGGATCACAACTCATGGTGTTACTGACACCACGAATTGCCACCCGTTCAAGGTCGGTACTGATGATCTGACTGTCGTTGGTCACAACGGCATTCTGCCCATCAAACCCGCTGTAGGTGACAATCGTAGTGACACGAACATCTTTGCTTCAGAGTATCTGCCATCGTTGGGTGGCGTGTATGCTCTGGACGATCACACTGTTCGTGCATCTCTAGAGAATTGGGCTAAGGGTTCCAAGTTGGTTGTGCTTACTGCCGACCGTCATGCGAACTCTGAGTACTATATTCTCAACGAGAAAGACGGTCACTGGACTGATGGCGTGTGGTGGAGTAACTATTCGTACTGTTACACACCTGCACCTGCACGTTCAGCATACGGTTACAGTTCGTATGGTTCGTGGACTGCCAACACCTACACTTCACGCACACCTAAGGATCCTTATCTGTTAGACGATGATGAGGATTGGTACGGTGATATGTACGAGGTTGAGTGTCCGTTCTGCGGTACTAACGAGGTTTACGATCTTGTTAACGAGGACGTGCACGAGTGTCGTACTTGTGACTCATGTATGTGGTGCGGTTGGACAAAGCAAGACTGCAAGTGTTGGGAGAATGACTTTGACGAGGACTACGAACCGTTCTATCGCAAGATGACTCAAGATGAGGTGATCTTGTGGTGCAACAACGAGTATGTTCCGACACCACCAAACTACAGTTCACTCAAGTTCTCTACCGACGAGGGGGTGGAACAAATTGATGTCTATCAAGTGTAATATGCAGATAGCCACCCGTAGGGGGCTTGTAACGGTTACAAACTATGAAGAGACAGGGGTCAATTTGATGGATCTCCAAGTCGTTGTAGTTGATTACGAAGGTATAAAGTGGAGGGAGACATGGCACTATGTGCCATTCTCTACCATTGAAATGCTGGGTTTAGGTTCCATAACAAAAAACATAAAGGAGAAAGAATGAATAAGAAACTAGTAATGACCGATGATATTGAAGGTTTCGCACATGGTTATGCGACTCGCATCATTCATGAGATGAACCCTAAAGAGAATTGGGAGGATTGGGAAACGTGGCATGGTCGTGGTGAGTGGGATATTAATTTCCATGTCCGTGACGGCTACCTGTATGCCGATGCGTACCCTTGGGATAATGTCACTGGTTTGCGTACCGATGAATGGGTTCGCATATTTTCAGAATGGATTGCCTAGTCATGCCGTATGAGGGTCAACCAATCAACTTACACCATGTTGCGGTAGAGAAAATCCGTGACTGGCTCAAAGACTCACAGATGGAGAACATTAAACTCCATCAGGAGTACGGCAATCTTGCTTTAGATCTGCGTTATGCGATGGATTTACTGGAAGATATCTATAAACTAGATGGAGTCAAGGGTTTACTACCATCAGACATTTACGACAGGCTTGAACCCCTGTTCACTCAACCGTTTTAGGAGAATCATGGAAAATATTGTAGAAGTTCAATTCAGTGTTGACGAGTTGTGCTCAGTGGTCAAATCTCTGGGCATTGGTACGGATCAACTAGCCAAGAAGTTAGCCCGATTTCCGAAAGGGGGTGGAAAACATTATGCCGAACTATGTGATGAGTACGAGTCTCTCACTAATGCTTTGGGCGAATGCCAAAGTGTCTTAACAACCGTTCTAAGGAGTAATAATGACTAAACGTATATCCAAACTTGCAATGGCAGTGGTGGTTGGGCTGATTGTCCCAACCATTTCTGTTTCTACCGTTAACGCAAACAAAGCCAAAGACAACTGTCCACAATGGAAGCGGCTCGCACTTGATGTGGGTTTCTCCCGTCGGGACTGGGTCAAATTGGACAAGATCATTTGGCGTGAGTCACGCTGTATGCCCAAAGCGATCAACGAGAACAGTCGTACCGACGGTTCTACTTGGTCACGGGATTGGGGCTTGGCTCAGATCAATGACTATAGTTGGATTACGTATCTGCGTGGCAAAAAGATTGTTACCAAGTCAACAGAACTGTTGAACCCAAGAAACAATCTTGAGGCTGCATACGAGTTATACAAATATTCAGATGACCGCCATGATGATCCATGGCTACAATGGAAAACAAACTAGGAGAAACATGTTTTATACAGTAACAGCAACAGTCACAACGTTCGTCAGGGCTGACTACAGCAACCAAGCAGAGGACATTCTGTACGAGGCATTGTTGGGGAACGACCCCAACCATGTCCTCAATATCGCTGAGGTTCACATGCCCGTCACTAGCCAGAGAGGAGTACACAGCACTATCCCTGTGAATGAGGATATTAAACCAACGTGGGCGCAATCAGATGCGTACCAGCGCATCATCACCCCACCTGAGCCGTGGGAAAAAACGTTGGAAATAAAAAAAGAAATAATCAAAAACCAAAGAAAGGAAACAGAAATGGATATTAGCGAAATGCAACAAGCCACGATCAGGGCATTGACCGCAGACCGTGACAAGTGGCGTGACATGGCAGACTGTTTGGCTGACGCCATACAAGATCTGCATCACATGATCCCTGCCCTGCAAAGAGTCACGGAGGACTACCTAGATCTGTGTGACGAGTTCTTCGGGACTGACCGTGGGTAGGCAACCGACCATAAAGAACGCAACCCTGTGGGTGTGCTCTAAGTGCAAGAAGGCTGTCACAACCTTTGTACGGCTCTCTGAGCCTCCCAAATGCTCCAACAGCGGTAAACATACCCCTACCGAAATGAGGGCATTTGAGCGGGAGTAAAAAAGGAACGTTGACAACCGATCAGACCCCTGTGCTAAACTCCCCTGTGTCGTCACGGGGGAGGGGGACTACAGGGGGTGGGGGTAAAACCGTAGACCCTGAAACGGCGAGATCCCTCATGGGATCACGCCTAGGAGTGCAACTACATCCAAAGGCAATGTGGATGTTGAACAAGCCGGGTTGTGGTCACAAAGACCACGACCCTGATTGTTTGTGCGATGTAGTTGTAAAGAAGAAAACCCCAATTCTAATAGATCTACCAAAGGACATGATGTACGCATCCGTAATCTGTGAACACATGGAATACAGTGCACCATGGACTTCGGAAAAACTACTGTCAATGCTAAGCATGTGTGCGAGAGCACATGACATGCTGAACTCTGACACTGTTCAAAGAGGATGGACGTTGAACAACAAGGTCACTCCTGCTGCGAAAGAGTTCATACGTGAGTCAATAGATTCAGGTGTGAGAAATGCAACAGTAATACGACAGGTAAAAGAAATGTTTAATATAGAAATATCACAGTCATATATCTCCAAACGGCGATATATTTATAACGGAACGAAAGGTTCTAACAAGTGAAAATAGAAGAAGAGAACAAACGTATTTATGTCCGCCAATCTTGGCTCGGTGACACACTGATGTGTATGCAACGAGGCAAGTTCCAAATCACACACCCCGAGTTCCGATCAGGATCAGATGCGACCATCATGGGTACAGCAGTACACACTGCAATTGAACGTGTGCTAGTTGGTGACGTAGCGCCAGACAGAATTGCTGAAGTGGCGCAAGACTCACTGGAAGCGTTGATGGCTGAAGAGAACTGGAAGCAAACCAACATCAAGCCCGACACCATGATGCCCCACACAGGGCTGATGGCAGAAACATGGGTGCGAGACATCATGCCCCACGTTACGTTCGGTGGCGAGATTGAGTACAAGTTCAAAGTACCCACACCAACATCAGTACAAGTTGGCAACGACTTGTACGAGATTTGGTTTGAAGGCACAATGGACTACCTCAGTCCCGACGGTGTGTTGTGGGATTGGAAAACATCCTCACGCAAATACTCGCAATCAGAGAAGCAGAAGCAAAACGTGCAATCAAGCGTGTATGCTTATGCTGCTGTGTTCAATGAACTTTCACACTTCCCTGTCACGTTTAACTTTGGTGTAATGACCAGAGCGAACAACTCGCAGGGACAAATCGTTCCAGTGCAACGCACAGAAGCACATGGACAATGGATCGTAAAACAGACTGCATCAATCGTGCAATCTGCAATGCGGATCGGCAGGGAATCAAACTGGCCGATAAATGACCAACACTTCCTATGTTCAGAATCATGGTGTTCGTGGTGGTCAATATGTAAAGGCTCACACGTCTCCGACGTGGAGCAACAATGGAGTCAGGAGGCTCAGTAATGGATAAAGATAGGTCAATCATCACACAGGTAGCAGCAAAAATTGCTAGCGAACTCACAGGCAACACAACAGGCATGAATGCAGAAGAGACAGTGAACCGTTTCACTTTGATCTTCGTTGACATCAAAGATGTTTTGATGGACAGCATTTATGGTGAAGCAGCGAATATTGAAGCAGCAACACAAACGCTTGAATCAGCATTCGGTGCAGTAACACAAGTTGAGTCAGCCCCATCATCAGGGTTCACCATCAAAGTACGTGGTGACCAGCATGGCGACATTCCGAACTGGCTCCTTGCAGAATGCAAGAAGTCGGGTGTGTCTGAAGTGTATGACAACCGTGATGGACTCGCAGCAAATCCGAAGCGTCCTTGGTTCAAAGCAACCAGTGGCGACAAGGCTTTCTGGCCACCAAAGGGTAAGTAATTTAGATGCCCAGATTATCCGCAGAAGAAATAATTGCGGGTTGGGACACCGTGGAACAGGGGGCAGCAATGCCTCCTGTTCTGCTTCCCACGCCCGAATACAGAATGTATTCACCACTCAGTGATGCTGCCGAATCTTTTGTTCGTTGGGCACAAGCCCCAAACGAACGTGTCTACTTAGGTATTGAACCTTTGGACAAAGAGATGCGTGGTATCGCTGCAGGCGAACTAGCATTGATGATTGGTTACAGTCACGGTGGAAAAACTTTAGCGTTGTTACACACACTGCTCGCTAACCGAGATAAACGGATAGCACTATTTATTCCTGACGAACCAAGAACCCTAGTGTTAACGAAACTTGCTTGCATGCATCACGGCGTTGACGCAAGAGATCTAGAGAACCGTATTGCCTGCGATGATGCAGACGCAATCAATCTCCTTAGGCGTACCGCCGAAGAAGATTTCCCTAACCTTGCTGTCTTTGACCAGCCACTAGTACCTAGCGATATGGAACGTGGCTACAAAGAAGTCTGTGACGTATGGGGCGACAAACCTGAACTGGTTGTAGTTGACTATCTGGAACTTGTTGAAGCAGGAGAAACAGTACCGGCTAAAGCGCAGTTCCTCAAGTCGTTCGGACGTAGGCACGACATACCGTTGATGGTGTTGCATCAGACGTCACGAACATCGGGAGCCGACGGTAAGAAACTTACTATGTCGTCAGGTTCGTTCGGTGGTGAACAGCAGGCAACTACAGTGATTGGTGTTCGCCGTAAGAAGTACGAGATCGCATCAGAGATCAATGAACTTCAGGAGAAACTGGAACGCAACCATAGTGAACGTGCGCAGGATCGTCTCGACGAACTGAAGCACGATCAACGTATCCACGAGTACACGTTAACAATGTCATTGTTGAAGAATAAGCGTCCAGCAGGAAGCCTTGTTGATGACGTTGACTTTGAGTTGGATGTACGTACAGGACGTTTGTGGGAACTGAAGAACGGGGAACTACCCGACCAGTATCTGCGTCAGCAAACATGGAAACAAACGGAGATGCTGTGAAAACATTTGTAGTTATTGCCACAGTAGGTTTCATTATGATTGGGGTTGCCGTATCCGTAGTTCTACATATTTGGTTCAAGTATGACGCACCAGAGTTTCTTAAAGAACCCAGCACGTTGAGACAAAAACCATTGGATGATCATGATAGAGACTGAAAGTATCTCAGGCGACTTCATGACCTTGTTCCGTGGACGTGGAGACGCACACGGAACTTGGGAAGGTGGCTGTGCAAGAAAACAACTCACCGAAGAATCCTTTTGGCGACACCTACATGGTGTGGAACTGATCGGGGTTTACCCTGTTGTCCCGATGCCAGAAGGTGAACGTTGCGTGTGGGGTTGTAGCGACATTGACGTTGATGATCTAGATGCAGCATTGAATTTGCAGTTGGCTTTTGCCATGAAGCAGATCACTGCTTGGGTAGAGAAAACCCGTAAGGGCTACCACATCTGGGTATTCACCACCAAAACTGTTTCAGCCCCCACAATGAGAAGAGCGTTCCTTGCAGCACATCAGGTTATTGATTACCCACCTACTGAAGTTAATCCTAAGCAGGAGGAACTCAGGGGCGGATTAGGTAACTATGTGCGGTTGCCGTACCCAAGCGCATTGAACTTTGATGAGGAACGTGTGGAAACACGGTTCCGCTTCATGCTTGATGCCAACATCAACCAAATGTCTTTACATGACTTCGTGCCACAAGCCCTAGCATCTCGGGCTACACCCGAGCAGTTAGAAGCAATAGCCGAACTATATAAAGCACCCGTCACCAGAAGTGTTGTCATCAACAACATTGACAGTGCCGATGTGGAGGAACTGATAACCAGCCTCAGTGGGTTGGCGTACATCATATGGCGTGACGGACCTAAGGTCGGTAGCGACAGATCCTTGACGCTGTACAGGTTCACTGCTCTGGTCAAAGACCAAGGCTTCACACCTGAACAGTGTTACAAGTTGGTTGAATCAGCAGACAGACGTTGGGGGAAGTTTCATATGCGCCCTGATCCTGACAAAGAAATTGTTAGACTAGTGACAAGGGTTTATGGGAAGGCAGATTAATGAATGGCTTTAAAACATCACACACAAAGATATGAATTTCGTGCCAAAGCAAAACAACGACCACGAATGTCCAGACGAGGAAGAGCGTACACGCCTAAAGCAACTCATGAATTTGAAACAAGAGTTGCAACAGGATGGAACAAACGTAAACGATTCAAAGATAAGCCCGTATCCGTTAGCGTTGAACTCGGGAAAGACTACTTTCTCGTACACGTACAAGAACTGGACGTTCATACACCAACTGCACTCCGAGGAGACATAGACAACTATGTTAAATCCATCCTTGATGGATTGAACGGCGTTGCGTGGGACGACGACATTCAAGTTCGTGAACTGAAAGCAATCAAACTATGACACACAAACCATTTGACGAAAAGACTTACGCAGAAGATGACCCGGCGAAAGAACTTGTCATCAAATGGCTAAAGAAGCGTGGTGTGGTTGCCGCAGTTAACGAAAACAAATACGGCATTGACTTGATTACATCCACAGGAACAGGTGTGGAAGTTGAAGTGAAACACAACTGGAAGGGATCAAAGTTCCCTTACGATTGTGTTCACTTCTCTGCACGTAAAGCAAAGTTTGCTAAACCAAACACATTCTTCGTCATGTTAAATGATGAACGGACACATGCCTTAGTCACTACAGGTGAAGCATTGTTTGCTAGCCCAATAGTTTCTAAACGCACCAAGTACACAAGGTGGGAACAGTTTATAGAAATACCAATTGACTTATGTACCATCCACAAACTGAATGCGAAAACGGACATCATTAACATATTATGAATGAAGCACAACCAATTAGGGCAGTGTCACTAGACGCTTACCTAGATAGTCACGACATCGGTGCAGGCAGACCATTAACACCCATGGAGGCGTTAATGTCTGCTGCCCCGTATGCCGAACCTGAAGAGTCGTTAGAAGAACTACAACCTTTTCGTGAGGCGGTAGCCGAATGTATGGAACAACTAGGGGAGCAAGACCGCTACATAATTGATTCAATCAATTCTGAGCGAGTCACACTGCAAGTCCTAGGTGACCGTCTCGGCGTGTCAAGAATGCACGCTTCCCGACTAAGAGATGCTGCTTACGCAAATCTTAAAGGTATAATGTTAAGCAACCCAACAATCCTCAAAAGACTGACTGAAAGAACATCACTAGGAGATTACGATGACGAATGAACTAGAACCACAAGAACCACAAGAAGAACAATCAGAACAAGAAGCCCCAATGGTCATTGACGCACCATGGCTTGCATCACAAATCATTGCAATCCTGTACTTCATTGAATTCACTTACGGTGAAGAATCCGCTAAAGCACTAGAAGAAACTGCTCTTAGTATTGAGGGGCGTATGCGGTCATCAATGAACGCAGGTCACAATTGAAAACAACTCAAATAACGGTTGGTTTCTCTAAACCAGTCCCCATGTATTCAATCGTAAAAATGTTGGAGTTAACCTTTGGCAAAGGTTCCGTCACAGTAGGAGAAGGTCAAGTGTCTAATGGTGTACCTGCAAACTGGATTGTGGTAGATAATGAACGGAGAAAATGATGACCAATGGATCTACGACATCGTACCGGAAGAACAAGTTGACTCAATCAAAGAATCGTTCCGCAACATCAGGGAAAACGAAGCAACACAGATCAACCTCGTTCTATCTGCGCCACGCTCATCAGCGATTGACCTATGCAAAACATTTAGAAAATCAATAAACGGTGACTTACAAGCATCATGGTCAGTCATCAGATTCATGCAAAACATTGTTGAAATGATAGAACAGGAGTTAGAAGATAATGGAATCAACCCCTACCAAGACTGACAATGTAGTTGAAATACATTGGGCAGACGCACATGCAGGTGAAGGACACTGGGCAGAACTAGAAGATGCCGACAGTGGCGAACACATTGTTCGCACCTGCGGCTACCTGATACCAGAAGATGACGGTGGAAAGAAACTGCACGTCACTATCGCACAGTCCTCAACACCAGACGGCTTCTACGATCACGTCATCTACATCCCCGTAGGGATGGTGCGTCAACTAATTAAGCACCAACCCCACAGTACTGCCAGTGCCATGCCTCAAACTCACGACTAGACGGGTCATCTGATTGCAGATAGAAACCGTAGGTTGGTGCGTTAGCACACAACCATTGTAAACTTTCTTTATCTGACGCAAGAGCAACAAGTTTACCTTTGCGTTCCACCCCGATATCAATCGCTAGACCGTAGCCATGGTTAGATTTCTGTGGGCTAGAACATGGTGCGAAGCCATTGCGAAGCAACCATGTCTCACCTTCATACACACGCTTAACACGATCAGCATCCACTAGGATGCCTTTCTTCTTGTCTTTCCAGTCACGATCCTCAGCGAGACGGTAGCGTTCTTTGAAGAGTTTTAATTGTGCTTCAGCCGAACGGTAGTCACCCACATTCTTGAACTTGATGCCTTCTTTTTCTGCAGCGTCATACATTTCGTTGAACTTGTTTGCAGCGTCAACGTACATGACGCCACCACATTTAACTTTGACCAGAGTTTTTACATCTAGTTTTCCGTTCTCAACTTTTGCCAATGCTTTAGGCAACACAAGTTTTTTATATGGATACTTCATTTATAATCCCCTACCTCTATCTGGAGTAAAACCTAATTGTTTTTGTTTAGCCAACAGTTCGTTAATCAAACGTTCTCTAGCGTACAAGTCGCCTTCCTGTGCACCCTGCGGAATGTTCTTATACGGTGACGCAATAAAGAAGTTCAATATGTTTTGCATCTGCGTAGCAGGATCAGTAGACCCAGTACCACTGAGACGTTCACCAGTGTTCAACAATGGTGTCAACGACCTGAGCAACTGTTGCGAACGTGCAGTAGCCATGTTCTGACCACCAGCACCAGTAGCACCCTCACCCAACATATTCAACAGTGGAGCAAGAGCAGACATCGGACCAGTCAACTCTTTCATCTCTGTGCTATTAGGAGCACCAGTAAAGAAGTTTTTGCCAGAAATAAACTCTGCCGGACCCTTCAGTAACGGGTTAGAACTAGCAAGAAGTTTCGTTGGACTAGCAATATCCTGTATGTCCTGACCAATCTTAGTGAAAGGCAAGTCAGGAACAATATAGCCACTACCAACAGGAGACTTAAATGCACCCTGATCACCATAGTAATCAGGGACAACATCACCGTTAGGTGCACCAGCAAAGTTGCGGACAAACGAGTTGTAGATCTGGTACGCACGTGGCTTAGTCCACATCTGTTGAACCTGCAACGGAATGTTGCGACTCATGAAAGTCCAGAAAGGAATAACCTTTCTGACTTGCGCATCAACTGTAGACACTTGGCTGTAGTTGAAATGAACACGTGTAATACGTGCTGCTGCTTCGTTCACTGAACCACCAGCACGAATAGTATCCAAAGCCATACCCATGCGGACAAAGCCTTCAACACTGGTACCAATTTGACGTGACTTAGCAACAACTCTGTTCCTTGTTCCTCTAGTGCCAATTTGGAAGTCACTGTAACGTCCACCACCAGAAGCAAATACTGCATCTACAGCCTGCAAAGCAAGTTGTTGTTCTTCCTTAGGTATCTTGCTCAACCATCCCTTAGGATCGTTACGGAACTCTCGCCAATAGTTAACACCCTTCTTCATGTCTGTGAAGGCAACACCGTCGGCAAAGTTCATGAACGTTGCAGACATACCGTTACGGATATGGAAACGTGGTGAAAGCGTAGCATACGCTTTAAACACGTCAGTGTAACGGTTCCAACTGTCCCAGAACTTAGACCATTCATCAGGACGGTCAAGACGAAGAACACGTGTCATAGCGTCATTAATTTCTTTTGGTACAGCCACACCAGTCTTAGCAATGTCTGTCCAACCATCCATAATCTGTTGTTTAACAACAGCCCCAAGGCTGTTGCTCTTTGCTGACTGAATCATTGTATTGAAGTTTGCCTGTGCCATAGTGGACAAAGTTAGTTGTGCTTCAAGAGCATGTGCTTCTTGAATCATCACTAACAATGCGTCACGTTCAGGAGATGATGCCTGCAACCCAAGCAAAGCATATTGGTCAGCAACGTTAGGTCCACCCCAGTAAGCCCTAGCGGTAATATTTGCATCACGAACCAAGTTGGCAACTACATCCGCAGGAGCATTAGCCAGATCTTGACCGTGTACAGTTGCCCAGTATTTTGCAGGATCAGTTAATGCTTGAGCCTCATCCAGCCACACACGACCTTCGTCTAGGAACTGTACGTTAGAAACAGACTTGCCAGAAGCATCCCTGAGTTTAGGCACAGCCATTGCTTCAGCCATCGCATCATTAATGTTCTTCAGTTGTTCTTGAAGTCTTGCTCTAGCAATATCATATGCTTCGTTATTGCCTTTAGACAAGTTGTATGTTGTACTAAGTTGTGCTTCAACAGATTTCTTTTGCTCCATAAGCGCACGTGTTTTATCATCAAACGTGCTCAGGTCTTGCAAATTTTTGTTATCAATCTGAGATTGAGCATCTTCTAACCTGCGGTTAGCAGCAAGTACATCACCGTTAAGATTATTGCTTTCTTCTCGTGCTACAGCCAACTCTGCTTGTGCAGACTTCTCTGCGCCACCATCAAGTTGTTGTTGAAGCAACTTAATTTCTGCACCACTACTTTCCTTAAGCCCCTTTTCAGCATCCAAAGCAGCAAGTCTTTCTTGAGCCTTAGCAATTTTCTTTCTAAGAATAGATTGATTTTTGCCATGGACAATAGGCATAACATTGTCTGGCTTTGGTAAAGCCAACTGCTTTTCAAGATCAGATATTTCTTGCTTGATAGTTTTAATCTCAGCGTTAACAGCCGTTTTGCCTCTAGCATTTTTAGAAGCAGCACGAATGGTTTCAATTCGTGATTTAACCTCACCAGCATTTTGCAATGAAAGTTTGCGTTCTAATTCGGCTTTAACAATTTCAAGTTCTGTTCTAGCCTTAAAATTTAATTTTGCTCTAGAAACACTACCTTTACCGAACATCACTTCTTGCCAGTCAGCCTGAATTACACCACGTCCACTCGGACCTGTAGGTGCGCTAGAGAAACCCTTAAGATAAGCCAGTTCATCACCATGGCTTTTTAATGTTCTATCAATTTCAACAAGTCTTGTCCGGAACTGTTGTTCTCTTTTGATCATGAATTCCAGTTCGTCCGAACCAACCTTTCCTTGCATCATAGGATGCTCAGCAATTTGGGTGCGAACGTATGCTTTGTTTTTTTGACCCTTAAACTTGTTTAAGTCGTCAAAAAGTTTTTGGAGTTCTTCAAGCAACTGAATCTCGTTATTAATATCAGATGCTTCCCTTTTCATTTCCTGAAGTCTGGCTGACTCAAACCTTCCAGTTGACTGCAATTCTTTTTCGTTTAACGCTAAACGCTCTTTACGTTTTTGCTTCAATATCTCTAAACGGCCAGAAAGATCCTTAGGCATAGTGTCGTCAACAAGTTCCCTAGGACCAGTACGCCTAGCCAAAGCAGCACGTTCTTTACCAATCTCAGGCAAAATAGTTTTAGTAATTTCTTTCTTTTCAGCATTTAACTTTGGCAATTCTTTTTCAAGAATGTCAATACGTACAGGAGCATTAGTCACGTCATACAAGTGGTCACCAGAAAATTGTCTACCCAATGCTGCAGAACGACGGTCAAGATCACGAATCATTCTAGTGTTGTTAGTTACTTCTTCCCATATAGCAGCAACCTGTGCATCCAAAAATCTTTGACCATCAATAAGACTTGCTGGTTCGTTTAACTTTGCTTTAAGAGCCTTAGCACTAGGTGGTGTATTGAGAACAGTTCTTGCTTTGCCTGTGACTGGATCTGTAAGAACAGTTTCAAACCTTGTTTGAACAAGTTTCATTACTTTTTGTGAATCAACCTTGTTACCTTTTAAGATTTCTTTTTCAATAAAACTTATACTCCAACCTTCAGGCAATGGACCATCACCAAAAAGAAGTTGGGTAATAAGATCAAAATCTTCTTTATTCAAAGCAGAAAGATCTGCCGACTCTGCAACTCTATTCTTATAAAAAAAGTTTCCAGCATAATCAGCATCATCAGCATAACCTGCTTCAATACCATACCTAACATTTACTTCATCAACCCTTGTTTTGCCTTCGGCAGCAATTGCGTTGATTTGTTTTCTTCTATCACGAATATTTTCCATCAAACCTTCAACAAGGTTTGTTCTGGCTTTCATGTCATCAGCAGCATTAGAAGAAAGAATACGCCTCTTGTTAGTACTGCTTAATTTTGCTGCCTTTTCAGTAGCAGCATCTACTTGATCCAAACCAACTCGTTGCCTTGCAGAAGAAACAACACCATCTGCCTGCTCAGTAGCAATGGTATCCAAAATATTTAAAAGACCTCTGCGTACTTCTTTCAAACGTTTTGTTTCTGAAACCAAAACTTCTTTAGCAACAAGACTTTCTATATGAGCCTTGTTGTATTTCATTGGTGGCAAACCGGCAATGGCATACGCCTCAGCGTTGGTTCTAATAGCCTCAACTACATTCTTGTAGCGTTGAGTAAAGTCAATGGTTAAACGCAACTGGCGTGTAGATGCATCAAGAGATCTGTTTGCTGCTTCTGCTTCAGCAGCCAAAGAACGAGCAGTATTATCATCAATGTTTACTTTGTTGATAATACGATCCTTCAAAGCACCAGACTGTATGTGAATATCAACATGCCTTTGGAACTGCTCGGCAATCTGAACTTTAGTCTGATAGTCAACAGGAATGCCATCAAGATATGCTTTCATATCTTGTCTGGCGGTTTCTTTTATTTTTGTAACAAGAGCCTGACGTTGCTTAGCCAAACCATCAATAACTTCCTGCGTAGGAACATCAACACTTTCAAAATATAGTGGTTCTATTTTTTTCTCTAAATCAGCAATATTTTTAGTCGCTAATTCAATGTAGGCACTTTCAGCCTCAGTAGGAAGTCTAGATTCACGAGCAATTCTTTGCCTGATATCTGAAAGATCTTCCAAAAATACAGAACGGTTATTCATCAGTTCTTCTAATTGTTTTGTTTTGCGTCCAACAGCACCAGTTGCTAAATCTCTTGGAGCATAATCTTTAAAAACTTTTAGTTGACGAACAACTTCGTCATCAAAAGCACGTAACTCTTGCAAACCTCTAGAAACTTTTGCAGAAACATTTTCAACAACTTTTGCTGATCCAGCAAAACGATTTAAAAACTGTTGGAAAGCCTTACGCACATGAGGTTGCGAGTTTTTCATCTTTCCAGAGATATTGTGTAGTTGCATAGTCATGTCATCAATAGGGACATCACCAGTAACGTTTGTTGTTTTTCTTAAAGCAGCCTGCACTTCTTCCGGAAGATCAGAAATCCTAGGAAGTTTAATGTTGTCCAACTGTTTAATCGTGTCTTGAAGTTCTGCCTTCATAATTGAAATCTGATCAACAAAATGTTGAGCAGATTCCAAACGATCATTAGCAGCCTTAATAATAGGGTTGTCTGCATTTATAACAGAACCAACGGCTTCGGCATCTACAGCAGCACGAGAGTTTTCTGCAATAGCATCATCTAATTCTTTTTGTGCACGAAGAGAAAACTGTTCTATGTCAGCCAACTGTGACTGCAGATCTTTTGCTTCAGCAAAACCTGCAGCAGAAATAGCATCAAACTCTGTTTTTAATGCAGCCTGTTCAGTGTTCAAAACTGCTTTACGCCCAACTAGGAAAGTTTCAACACCTTTGCCGATGTCTTTATATTTGGCTTTAAGTTGTGCACGAAGATCAGTGTTCTTTTTGTTTGCTGCTTTTGCTGACTCTTCAAGTTTGCCAACAAGAACTTTGTTGGCATCAATATCAGCAACATCAACCATGGCATCAGCAGAAACCCTGCCGATGTCATCACCGAAAGTAACAAGAGAATCTGCTCCAGCCTTAGCACCAACACCTTGAGCAACCTGCGCACCATAACCAGTTAACAAAGCATCAAGATCGTCTCTAAGAACTTTTTTGCCTGCGAGTTCAGGGAACTCTCGGGAAAATACTTCGTTAACTTCTTTAATAGAACCAGTCTTAAACTTTAATACTTTTCCACCAATAATGTATTCAACATCAGGTTGGAACATTCCTCGAGATTTAGTAAGGCTAGGTGCACGAAGTTCGTTAACACTTACACCAGTTTGTTCACGATACGATTTAGCAAAAGGTGTTTCTTTACTGAGAATACTAAACATTTCATCAGTATGAACGTGAGGAACGTAGTTTACAATGTAACCAACTTCGTCCTCTGGAACACCAGCATCAAGCAAACGATTCCTAGTATTATCAAGCCAAGTTCTAGTGTTCTGCAAAACAGGATTGCTAAGATCGCCAGCCTCAAGTAGATGCGTAAGTTCTGTAGTGTCACCAAAGTTTCTGATCTCGTCAATTACCGGTACAAGTTCTTGATCTATTTCAGCAAGAGTTCTTCCAGTAACACCAGCCCTAACATTACGCATGTTAAGAACAGCAGCAGATTTTCTAGCATCCATACCGCCAGTAAATTTGCCTGTACGCAAACCAGTAGCAATTTCCTTAGTACCCTCATCAACACGAGCATTACGGAAAGCAGTACCAACCTTGCTCTTAGCAAGACCTTGGTTAATTGCAGCAAGACCTTCTTCTAAAGCGCCACCAATACGACCAGTAGAAGGCAAACGTCCACCAGCAACATATAGACCTGCCCGTGGCAGGTTATATGCAACACGTTCCGCATCAGTTAAGCCAGCAAGACCTCTAGCCCCAGCCCGTCGTAACAGATCCTCAGCACCGCCCTTTACACCAAGTTCAGAAACAAGAGCAAGTTTTCCTGTCAAACCAGCAAAACGACCAGCACCCAAAGTAGCGTAAGTCGTAGGGTCAAGAGCAACGTCACCAACAAATCCAAGAATACGATCCTGCCACTTGTTGCCAGTATCAACAAAGTCACCTACACCAAAAGTAGGATTAGCAATTTGTTTACCAAAATCTTTTAGACTTGCACCACCCTCACCAGAAGCAGTGTCATAAAGTTCTTTCAAACCAGAAACAACAGTACGTCTAGGAATATCAAGAACCTGCAAAGGCATCAAAGCAGTCTTGACAGCCTTATTAGACAACACCTTCTGTGCAGCATTCAACTTCTTAGGTTTAGGAATACTAGTGTTAGAAACACGGTTGATGTATTCCATCAAACCGTTATTGCCAGCAATACCCGGAGTGCTTTTAGCGGTACTAGCCCGCTGCTGTAGTTGACTATATTGTTCCGCTAACTTAGGATTTAAGGCAGGTCGGCTTGCTGGTCGTGGACCAGTAGCCATTCCTGTGCGACTGTTGATGTAAGATAGCAAACCATTTTCAGTAACATTAGCCATTTAAAACCTTTAACATAAGAGATTTGCGGATATCAAATTCGGATGGAACCTTATACTTAGCCAATTCTGTATCATACGTATCCTGATACAACTGTTGCCTAGCCATAGCCTTCTTTTGTTCTGCTTCCAAACTAGCCAAAGCCCTAGCACTCTTAGCGTCAAGATCTTTAAGTTTCTTTGTACGACCAGCCTCAAACTCTTTCTTAGTGTAACCGTACTCATTTTTGGCTGGACCTGCAGCCCTGTTGCCCAATGCGCTACCCAGAACACCTGTACCGATTGCACCAAGAGCCAATGCTGCAGAAGCAGGCAAACCTATGCCTGTTGGTGCAAGACCGGCAGCAAGTCCTGACATTATTGTGGCAGCAGTAGCAGCACTAGCAGCAGCACCAGTTTTCTTATAATTAGAATCTTTCTTCTTACTAGATTTAGATTCCTCAAACAAAAGATTATTTAAACGGTCAGCCTCGCTGACGTTTCTACCAAGAATACTTTTATACGTATCCTGCATACTTGTAGGACTAGCATAATTTTTGCCACCACTTTTTTGTGTGTACTGAAGCAAAGGCGCCAAAGAACCCAAACCAAGTTTATCCAACTGATCCGTCTGACTAGGCATATCGCCCTTGTACTTAGCCATACCAACAGCACTTTTAGCAATAGTGTCAGCAATATCAGAAACCATAGCAGGATCCATCTGAGGAAATTCCTGTGGTTGTATTTCTACAAACTCTCTAGCAGCAGTAATAGGATCAGCACCGTTATCAATGTAACCATAAATTTGTTCTGCAGCACGACCAACATCACCACCACGTGCAAATAAACGCATTCTTCCTTCGTCAATAAAAGGTTCCTGCGTACCAGAGTTGGCATAGTTTGTTAACTCCTCTGGAGTTAACATCATCAATAATGCTCGAAGTTCATCCTTAGTCATCTACAACCTACTTCTTGCTACCAGATTTAGATTTATTTGTTTTAGTTTTAGACTTAGGCATCTTCGCACCCTTAGTCATCAACTCAACCATCGTGTCCTTGTTCCCTTGACGTGAAGCAGTCTGCTTACCAATCAATTCAGCAAGTGTTGCTTGAAGTGCTGGCAACTGATCAGCCAACTGCTGTCCACGTTCCTGCTCCCTAGCACCAATCTGCGTCTCATACGCAGCCCTATTAGCCTCCAAACCCTGATTAGCAAAAGTGTTACCAAAGTTCGCTTCAGCAATACGAGAAGCACGACCGGCTTCCTCCGCTGCAGCCAACATGGAAATCATATTCCCAAACTGATTCCTACTCGCTGTAGATGCCGCTTGATTAGCAGCGATCTGATTCTGCAAAGGTTGCGTAGTAACACCCTGATCCTGTAAATAACTAAGCAAACCAGAATCACCAATAGAGTCACTAAGAGAAATATCTTTGATACCGCTATAAGGAGAGTTCTGTAAAGCAGCCATCAAACCAGTATTGGCAGCGCCGATATTAGTGTTAGCGTTATCGTAAATAGTCGTAAGATTTTCACGAAGATCGTTGTAAGGTTCTTTGTAAGAACCACTGGTAAGTTGGTTCTGCAAAGACTCAAGCATGCCCTGCTGATTGGTGATCAGTGGATTAAACTCTGCACCCGTATTAGGATTACGACGCAGATAGTTTAAAGCGTTCTGTGCATAAGCAGCCGTATTATCCGCTTTACCGTTACCCATGCCTTTGTATAGATCCATCAAACCTTTAAGACGTTCAGCCTCAGTCTGAGCGTCACTAGTAGCCTGAGTCACTGCAGCATAATCTGACCTAGCGTCACCTTGACCGGGCTGGCTAACGCCAACCAAAACACCATTACGATACGTGTATGTTTTACCGTTAACAGTTTTTTTGGTTTCGCCGTAATCTTTTTGGATAACAGGTTTGCCACCACTGGTGGTTACACCACGTGGTGTTGAACTAGGAACAGTACCTTTACCGCCACCAATAGGTCCAAGATTAAAATCAGTCATTGTTAACTCCCCAGAAAAGGTTTAAAAGCATTCAAAGAATAAGCAGACTCACGAATAGCCCTAGCCTTCTCCGACTCAATATCATTAATAGCATTATTGTAAGCATCCTGATAACTAGCCTGAGTGTTATCAAAACCAGCCTGCTCCTGATTCAAAGCATCAGTCGCATCGCTGTAGGTGTTCTGGAAGTTCACGGCAGCATCGTTCAATGTCCGATCAGCAATGCCTGAACGGACACTTGGACCACCCAAACCACGTTGCAACAACCCAGAAACATATGTTGGCATTTGTTTCTGGAAACTGCCCTTCATCATCTCTAGGTTGCGGTCACCACGTTGTTTAGACAAGAATTTAGCGTATGCGTTGCGAGACGTGCCAGCAGACAACTGGTCAAAGGCTGTGCGCCTTTTCGCTTCATAGGGGCTAAAATCAATGTTACTCATACAAATAGTCCTTTTGTCACCTAGAGGTCAACTACAGCCTTAGGCTCTTGCTTAGGTTCTTCTTGTATTTGGCGTAGGTAAGATTCCAGCATTGCAATTTTTTGTGCCTGTTCGGCTACTTGCCGACTCAGGCTTTCAATAACATGCTCGGGTTTTACTTGAATATCGGTATTACTCATTGTTCCACTTTCGTTAGGTTTTTAACTTTTTGCCCTTTTTCGCCTGCTGCGCTTAAATCAAACTCAACAGTGTCGCCAGTTTCTAATTCATAATCTCCACTAAAAAGATATGACTCTTGTAGGCTTTCATCACTATTTATAATAAAGCCGAACTTGCGTGTTTTGTTGTAGAACTCAACTGTTCCAGTGTACATTATGTGTTGCTTTCTATGTAGGTGTATGGTCCCATGCCATGCACTGTTACTGATGATTTCTCAGGTTCAACATTAAACGCTGTGTTCTTACGTACTGCATCTACACGCCACCAAAAACGTTGATCAGGCACATGATATCCACCGATCTGCTCGACAAGGAACTGCCCATTCTCTATCCTGTAGGCTGCCAAGTTTGCAACCATTCCATTCTCGTCTGCTATAGGTGTGAGCATCACTGATCGCCCTTCAAGGTCTGTGAGTGCTTCAAAGTAATCAGGCAGTGTGACAACGCAGATGCCTGCTTTGAGTTGTGCTTCGCCACGATAAAACACATCTGCTGTAGCGCCTTCTGCACAAGCGTGAACCAGCCAATTATCAGGTTTATTTGGGTGTTGAATTGTAAAGTTTTTGACTAATGTTGAATCAACAATACAGCGGTATGTCCCATCCCAGTTCCATGATGTTGCGTTTCCGCTACGCATCTGAATATATGCACCCGAGTTAGGTGCAGTGCCACGATAACGGTTTTGAATATCAACGTTACCTACAGCAGAAATACCGCCACTAAGATTGACGCTAGTGGCGTACATGTTACCGCTCTCAAAATAGAAGTTCCATGTGCTGTTGTTGCGGTAATGACCAAAAATTGTGTTGTTCCACATAACAGCGCAAGCGTAGTTAGAGTTTGCAATGCCTATATAGGTGTTGTTGCCTGCGCCCTTAATGGAAATAGAGCCATAAGAACCATAAGAAACACCAGTAGTAAACACATCACCAACAAGACCACCAGTAGTTGAAATAGTACCACCAGCAGTAATACCACCACTAACAATTATTGAACTTGAACCTACAGTTAGAGCGTTGTTGCCATTGCTGCCAATGTAAACGTTCCCTGCAGTGCTAGTTCTTAAATATATATTTGAATCACTAGGGTGACCCATCAACAAATAACCGTTTGTGCTAACTACTGCACCCCAGTTAGTATCAGGAGTCCACACACCCAAAGTAATTGCTCTAGTAGAGTTATATGCGGTAAATGTTCCTGCAATAGTAACCGCACTGGGCAATGACGCTGTAATAGCACCTGTAGATGCTGACATTGTTATCTGGTTGGCTGTACCAGCCAAACTAGTTACACCACCACCAGCAGCATTTATTGTCACAGCACCAGTAGAACCAGACAAAGTTATGTTCGTTCCAGCAACAAGACTAGTAACACCAGTACCGCTAGCAATAGTTACACTATTATTGATCTTCTCCAAATACGCAGACAAAGACTGGAACGTCTGCTGCAACGGTGTTGCATCAGTTCCAGTAAAACTAGCGTAGTTGGGGGCAGCCCAACGATCAGGGTTAGCAGCAGTCACAATACAACCTTACGAAAATTTCCTTATTACACCATTGAAAGTCATAACAACATTGTTTGCGCTTTGACCAGTATATTGGTTAGCAAAAGCAGTTGAAAAACCACCTCCAGCAACATGATACGGAACCATATAACCACCTGCAAGCGCAACTCTACCTGCATAAACTGAAGTACCAAAAATACCACCAGTCCATGTTACCTCCATAGAACCATACAACTCGGATCCATACGATCCAGTAGGCAAAGTTATAAAAACGTCATTACCAGCAACAATTGCTCCAGTTAACACAATATAACAGTTAAACGTCATTAGTTGTCCAACTTTATACCACGTTCCACCAGCAGTACCAGTACCATTATAAGTAGCAGTTGGAGTCCAAGTACCAGAAGAAACAACACTAGAATCAAGTTTGCCAATAGCAATAGTTGAATCAGCAATCTTTGCATTAGTAACAGCAAGATTATCAATCTTGAGTGTAGTCACTGCAAGATCGGCAATCTTTGCTGTCGTAACACCAAGATCAACAAGTTTAGCAGTAGTAACAATACCAGTGCCCAACGACGCTGTAGTTGCCTGAACAGTACCGTCAACCTGAACAGCATTAGCGTTGAACGCTTCTTTGACATCGTCAAAGTTAGTGTTCATTTGGTTTGAATCAATAACAGAACCGTTAGTGAATGTGTATGTTGTAGACATTGAAGGCATTATGCTTTCACCTTTCGTGGATTATATTTAATAGTGAAACTGTCCAAACCCCAAGATAAACCAGTAGGACCAGAAATTTTTAATTGAACACTTCTAGCCAACCCAAGGTTGGCACCAGTTTCAACTACAGCACCTTGATTAAGCGTACCGAAACTGTCAATGTCCCACCTCGCTACGTCCCACAATGCTGTAGTACCAGAAGAAGCAAGATCCAAATTAAAAGTTTTTTGTTCAGCAGATTCTTCATAATCATGATAAACACCAACAACTAAACTACGTGCAGTAACAGTTTGTTTTAAAACAAAATCAGGTCTACGAAACATTTTCTTCATAGCATAGTTACGACCATCAACCCACCTAGTTAAATAGTAACTAGCATAAGCATCATCAGTCCCAATAATATTGTCTGTTTGACTTGAGGAAATATCAACATTGAGAACAGAATCAGCAATAGGATGAGCAGCAGCATTGATAACAGTTCCATCACTCTTAGTAAAAGTACAACCACCAGCAACACCATAACCGTCAGAAGTTTGAAACATAGTCCAACCTGCAGTACCCAATGTAGGGTCATGCACAAAAGAAACAACAGGATCAACAACCGCATCACCTTCCGCATAAGGCAAAGAAACCCATATACGATTGTTTATATTGTTAACATAAATCTTATTTGTATAAAGAGAGTTAACTTTAGATCTTTTAAGAATAGGACGAATATTCTCAAACACATCCAAAATCTGTTTACCATTATAAAAATACAAGCCATCAGGCCAAGAGAAGAAATAAACTCCACGTTCAGTAGTAGTAACAGTGTTTTGGTTGATTGTTCCAACCTTGTTTGACAACTGGATAACTTGAAAGTTATCCGAGTTGTAACCAAGAATAGCGTAAACACTAAATTCTTTAAACACAATCAATACACCGTTGAATGAAGCCAAGCCAGTAATGTTTTGACCACCATCATTAATGTCAATATAGTTTAACTGAGTCCAACGTGTAGGGCTAACAAGTGATTCATCAGACCAACGCACACGGTTCGGGAAAGAAGTCAAAACACCAGAAACATATTCCCTAGTATTAGCAACAAACATTTTACTCGCATGAGTAATAGCATGCTTAGCCTGAGGAGCCTGATCATTAGCAGTACCCCAAGCCCAAGACACACCACCAACACTAGTGTCGCCACTAGTCAACAAGGCTGTAGCCGTAGAACCATTCCAAGAATAAGTAGGACCACCAGTAGCAACAAACAGTGTTGAACCCCAAGCAGCATAATTAGCACCATCAGGGTTAACCACAGGGATCGTTGTAGATGTAAAATTTGCGCCAGTGCTATAATAAACAAGACCATTAGTTCCACCAGTAAAACCAGTTGACAACATCAACTGGTGAGTAGAACCATTAAAAGCAAAAAGATTCTCAGGATTCCAACCAGCAGGATAATCCAAAAACAGATAATCGCCACTTTCAGTAATTAAAGCATCAGGTGTTTCCGTAGAAAGAAGAGTACCAACAAAAACACTAGTGCCAGAAACAACACCATTAGTAACAATCTTGCTCATGCCACCACGACTAGAAACACCACCCCTAGGGTCAATTTCAACGTTCAACATTCCCGGAGACTCATTAGCCCCCAACTGGAACTGGTCAGCACGAAGGTTTAAACCACCAGTAAAATCATCTTGTCTAAATAACTGTAAATTCTTTGCCATACAAACCTACGGTTGATAATTTCGTAAAGTTCTACCAAGGTTCTGTGTCCAACGATCATAAGTCATGTATGGGAAACCGCCAGACAAAATAGCAGGACGATGACTAGTGATACGCATAATCTCTTTGCGAGCCAGCGTCACAGCCTCATCAAACGACTGCTTGTACATTGCAGCCATCTCAGCATCCTCTTGACGCTGATAAGCCCGAGACAACGCATAATAAGCCAAAGCAGTATGCAAACGGTCATCGCAATCAACTTCAATACCAGCATTGTTAACCCAATCATAAGTCGGTTTACGGTAACCACGAACATTAATCGTATACACGACATCAGGTCGTGGATACAAGAACTGGATGCTGTTCCATTCAACAAAATACATTGGGCGAGCAGCAGTGTCCAAACTGCCAGACCAAATACGTTCAGCATCTTCAAGAGCAATCAAACGCAAACGGTTACCAGAAATACTGGTATCAACCATGCTAACTATTTCTCTAAAGTTACCTGCACCAATACCGCTAGTTGGGTACTCTCGTTGCCCAGCAACAGTATTAAACGAGGCAGACGTCTCAAAGAACGGCCAAGTACGTTCAAGGTTAATCACACGATCATAACCGTCTCGCAAGTATGTACGTACCAAAGCGTCAGGTAGATCCGCTTCTTCAAGGTCAATGATATCTCGGACTAAGTTAACTAGGTCTGTTGATGTACTCATGTTACGTCACGACCTTTCTCTTTAGCCCTAAGGTGACCAATGCAATGTTCTGAACCTCTAGCCTGCGGACCTTCACAGGTATCATTGTTGGCAATACAACGATTGCGCCCCGTGTAGGGCGCACTCGCTGTAGCCATTTTTGATCCCGGTACGTTTGATGCAGGGCGAATCCCACTGATGGGTTCGCCATACATTGCGTAGGCTGGTTTGGAAGTTTTAGTGTTACTCATCACTATTAAGGTGATTTGTAACTAGCGTGAACGACTTTCCATCTTGCGACGGGCAGCAGCACTTGTATTGCTACGGTCCTTCTTGTACGGCTGCTCAACACCACGGGCAGAACCATACTTCTTAGGAGTACTTGGTGACTCTACACCACGGGCAGAACCAGTACGTGCTGTAGCAGCCTTAGTTCCCTTTGGTGATTCCATTGAACGAGCAGAACCAACAGGCTTATTCTTAGAACCAGCCTTGATGTTTACTTGTTCATAAGCACGAGCACTAGCAACGTTACGTGGCGTAACTTTTGGTCCAGCCATACCGCTAGATGATTCCATCTTGCGCTTGCTTGCAGCAGAACCGCCTGAACGGTTCTTACCTGATTCCTGTGCACGAACCTGTGCAGCACTGGAAGGACGCTGTGGTACACCAGCACCACTTGACTTTCCACGACCACCCTTAACTGCTGTGGACTGTGACTTGTTTGGCATACCCAATGTACGTGGGTTAACAGCCTGTGCTCGGTTTGGCATACCACGTGTAGTGTCGGTACGCTGTGCTGCGTTTGGCATCCCAGCAGTTTTACTTGCCTTAGGTTTTGCACGACCAGCAGGTTTTGAACCTACTGACTTCTTTTTAACTTTACCTTTAGACATTTTTCCACCAGCATTGCTGTTGGAAAACATCATTGCATAAGATGCAAGATCATTCATACTCATTAGTACTCCTAGGTAGTAATGGTGGTGGTGGCTAGTTGTCTATACTCCGATATTACTAGTCCACCACCACCAATTAAATATTACTTACGGTAGATAGAAACCGTGTTGGCAGCAGTAACAACACCAACAAAGGTGCCTGAAGTTGCGTGCGCTACAGTAGCGGAACCTACAATGGTTACACCAGATGCACCAGCAGTCAACGTAATAGCATGTGATGAAGCAGCAAGGTTCACGATTGTGAACTCAAATGATGTTCCAACTACTTCGTCAGCAACGTAGGTTGCGAGTTCTGTACCTGTTGGGGTGGTGAACGCACGACCTGCGGTTGGTGTGCATGTAAACAGTTTGTTAACAAACAGTTCTGCTGAAGTCAAAGTACGTGCAGCGTCAGTTACGGTAACTGGGGTTACTGATTCTGATGCAGCAATGTAATCTGCGATACGTGTACGGGTGAGTGCGCCTGATGTGGTATTTCCTACGAGTGGCATATTGCCTCCTAAATATTAGATGATTTGTTTAAAGAATAGAAATAAGAATGTGGGGGGTTTCCCCCCCACTTCAAGTTATGCCGTCTTAGCGGTCAACTTGCCTTGCTTCTTACGGTTGCGGACAGTCAAGTTGCCGTAGCACATGATCAAAGCGTAACGAGCATCCAAGTCCTCAGGACGGATGAACTCGGTCTGCTGGAACCACTTAGAACTATGACCAACAAGCGTGATGTACTTGGTGTTCAAGAAGAACATTGTGTTAGCGTTGCAATGCACGTCGTACATGATTGGTGCAGCCTTGAACAACAAGTTCTGGAAACCTGCATCAGCAGTCTTAGTGTCGGTGTAGCGCAATTGTGGTTGCAACAACGACTCATACTTTTCAAACAATGTTTGTGAGGAATCAGCGAAGAACATGCGGTTGAAACCTTCACGCATTGATTCTTCAGCCTGCATAATTTTGGCTTCAAGAAGGTTGATGATTTCTGCTTCACCATTGTTTTTGGCTTCTTCAATACCGCTGATTGAGATTGAAGCAGCGTACTGCTTCCAATCGTATTCAGCAGCCGAGATACCAGTCTGAGGTGTCAAAGCAATTGAATCGTAATCAGAGTACGATTTAACTGTGTTGCTTTCACCGTAGATCAGTGGTTCAACAATTTTCGTTCCGCCGTTAAGCATGCGGATACGACCCTTGTCCATAAGGGTGTAAGTAAGTGGACGAGCAGTAAACACGTTGTCAGTAAGTTGTGAACGGTAGTTCGCAAGGGTGGTTGACAAGAGTGCATCAAAGTTAGCATTTCCCGGCATTGTAGCCTCCTATAAATAGATGTGATTAGTTATGAAATTCCGAGTTGGCGTTTAGCCAAATCAAAAGCATCCCTTAAAGAACCAACATGTGAATCCTGTGTACTAGCACTTGCAGCACTAGCACCTCCAGAAACAACTCCCATTTGACGTTTAGATTCAACAATCGCATTCTCCTTAGCAAGTTGTTCTTGTTTAACTTTGCTAAGTGCTTGCTCTTTGTTCATAATTTTGTCAAAAGCGATTTGCTTATAGATCCCTTCAAGATCAGTTGTTCCAGTTGCTAATGCTTTTGAAATTACTTCATTAGCATCAAAACCTTCACCATATTTGGTTTGTAAAGAATTAATATTATTCTCAAGTTGTTCGTAAGCACGTTGCTCTTCAAACGATTTAATCCTTGACTCAAGTTGACGATACTGCCGTTCCATTGGATCAGCGAAAATATCTTCTTCTTCAGAAAGACCTTCGTTTAAATTATAGTGCTCTTTCAACAGTTCTATAGTTGACTGCGGATCGCTATCCAACGCTTGTTGGATTGCTGCAGCAAACTGTAGTTGTTGACGTTCTTGACTTAGTTCCTGCGTCTTACGGGTATAATCCGCTTGACGTTGGTAACCTGATAATGCTTCTTTTAGTGGTACTTCAATTTCTTCACCAGCAACAGGTAGTTTGACCTTACGGTCAGCGTACTCGTCCCAAGAAAAGTAATCTTCTTCACCACTTGAAGAAGGTTCGCTTTCAACGCTTTCAACTTGTCCATCTGCAATGGGGTCTACTTCAGTGATTGCATATTCATTTGTATCGCTCATGGAGTCCTTGTCTGGTTGTTCCTATAGATAGATATTATTTGTAACATTATTGTGGTGGCATTCCACCACCTAGCATTGCTGCTAGTTCTGGTGGTATCCCACCCTCTTCAGGCATTGGTTGCTCGCCCTGCTGTGGTTGACCTTGTGGCAACATTCCTTGTGGCGGCATTCCACCCTGTTCAGGTGGCATACCACCTTGTTCTGGACCCATCTGTTGCTGTTGTGGTGCAGCAAGGAACGCTTCAGGTGACTTGATACCAAAACCGTATTGCAGTACGTGTCTAGCAAGAGAAGCCATGTCAACTACACCAGCCCCGACAAATGGAGCCATGGCATCAACTAGTTGTAATGCCATTTGGCGACGGAAAGACTCGTTAACGGGCTGGGTTGATCCACCTTCTACTTCAAAGTCAAATTCGCCTTGGATGAAGTCTCGGTCAAAGTTAATCCATAGTGGGATAGCGTTTGAACCGACAACACGGGCAACTTGTTCACCAGTCATGTATTGTTGTGCCAAAGCGACAAGTCGTTTAGCACAAGAACCAATATGGATTTCAATCAGAGCAAGTTTTTCTGCTGCTCTAGCATTGCTGGCGTCTTGTGCAATAGCGGCTTCCGTGGCGGTACGACGGATCTCAGGCATTGCTCCACGCATGTAGTCTGACACACCTGATACACGGTCCATGTCGCCAGAAATAAGGCTTGACTGGTTGTAGAACTCTGGTGGGCTGATAACTGCTGGCATCGGCACAATGACGTTACCTAGTGGTTCGTCACCTGATACTGGCACCATGATGTTATCTTCGTCGGATTCCAATGCTGAACGACCGTCAGGGTCAAAAGCGGATTCACGGTACAACCATTTGCGTGAGAACCGTTTACGATGGTTCATCATTTGTGTACGTGTAGCGTTAAGTTCGTGTTGCAATGATTCAATTGCTTCTAGTTCGCCCATGGGGTAGAAATGCTCTGGAACCTCATAGTTCCTGAGCATTACAAATGGGTGACCGAAAGTGAATGGGATCTTTGTTGGGTTGATCAGGAACTTGTCTGAACCGTCACAGAAAACTGCCATTGTTTTGGTTGAAATATCGTACCATTCCCATACTTCAACGTATGAGTCACGTTCTTCACCGTATGGTTGTTTAACCTGAGCAGTGTCGCCGTACTTTGAGTACAAAGTAGGCTGTGCATCAGATCTAGCACTGGAGTTGTACCTGCGGTCGTTTTTTACATCTACAAGTGGGCGTTTAATACGTTGTGCAATCCAACGCATGTCATAAACCGATGTAGCGTCTGGATCAACGAACACGTCAAAAGGACTGATGCGTTCAATGAATGGACGATCTTCAGTAACAATCAGTTCTGTTTCCATATTGGATTCAGGGACAAGATCAATGTAGTCATTAGATTCATCTAATGGGCTGCTTTTTGCTACTTTGTCCTCTTCAACGAACCTGTATCCTGCTTTAATCCATCCATGACCAAAGATTAGGAAGTCTTTTACAGCAGATTTAAACTGTGTCTGGCAGTCATAGTGTCGCCACCAATAGTTGACAATTGATTCAGTTATTGTTGCTTTATCTGCATCTTCTGGTTTACGTGCAGAAACAACAATTTTAGGGTAGTTGACTGAAACGCTGGGGGCAATAACGTTGATGGTAGAAAAAGCCATGTTAACTAGTAGACGATCTTCGTCTGAATAGTTTTCATAGTGACGACCACGGTAAAGGTCCAGCATACGTTTCCACGTATCGTCAAACTGTTCTTGTTTGCGCATGCGCTTAGATTGGCTAAGTTTTGTGCGGTAACGTTTCAACAGTTCACTGTTGCTTGTTCTTGCCATTATTTAGAACCACCGAGTCCAAAAGCGGCATCTTTGCGGTTAAGGAAACGCATGATAACTGGGAGACCTGCTGCCCAAAGAGCATTTGCAGCCATTTTAAGGTCTCCTGTTGAGACATAAACTGCTACGCCTGCACCAAGTACGCTTCGTGCGTATGAAGCGAGTATTGCTTTTTGTTGTTTACTTAGTTTGATTACCATTGTTATGCTCCTTGATATGATTATTCAAATTGTCGTTAATATCATCAACTTTTATTACCATGTGATGTAACAGTTCTCGAGATTCGCCATGTTGTTGAGTGTTCTCTCGCCTCAACATTTGTAGTAGCACTACAACAGGTCCAGTGATAATTGCTACAACAATAGCGACAGCCCAATTCATTAGATCCAACGGCTCCCGACTGGTTCGGCATTAATACCGGCTGCTTTTGCTTGCGCAACTTGTTGACGTGCCTGTTCCCCAATAGTAGGTCCATGGAATTGTTCTTTACCGTAGGTAAATCCCAAACGGATGCCTTTTAGGTGGCATTTGAAGCAGTATTCTCCACGACGAGGTAAATCGTCGTGTTCAAATTTTGCTGAACAGTCTTTGCATGTATAAATCGCCATAGTATTAGATTATTTTGTCACGTTCTTGATGCGAATGAACCCATAACAAACTTTGGTTCCTGTTTGCTAGGTAGATGCCTAGACCACCAAGCCATACTGTTCTTGGGTGGTTCTTGAGAAATCTGATACTCTGGCATCCAAATGTATTTCAACATTTGGTTCGTAATAGCCAAAGACATGACACGGTCATCATGGGGAGAACCATGGGTTTTGCCATTGGCTTCACGAATGAACGTTCGCATTTCAGCAATCGTTCGTTCACACCTAAGATCCAGTAAACCGTCACGGATAACTCCGTTTAGTTCGTCAATAGCCAAAGGTTTAGACGCTGCTGTAGTTCGCCAACCCAAAATTTCTGTAGCAACAGGTGTACGTTGAGCCAAACGACGTTGACGGAAAATGTTTTTGTAGCCAGTACGTTGCAAAGCCTTCAATGTTGTTAAACCGTGGTTGTTAGATTCAACACCGACTAGGGCACCGTGGTAAAACAAACCTAAGTTATATAGGACGTGTTCGCCAAAAAGGTCGGGGTCAATGTGACCATGCCAGTGCGCTACAACTTCCTGTGTGTAACCATTAATTACGTGTGCTGTGCTGTAGTCGCCATGACCTAAGCCTTCGGCAACGTCAGCCCCAATACAGTAGATTCCACCAGTCTCAGGGAACTGCCAGACGGCTAGTTCCCCACCATCCTCACGAAACTCAATATGTTTATCCGAATAAACATGGATGTAGCCCCTAGCAGGTTCTTCTACTTCTAAGGCTCGTAGAGCATCAATGTCAAATACGGGGCGCCCAGAGCGAATAAAAGCCTCATCAGGGTCGCTTGGGTATTCTTGCGCTAACTGCCAGTCAGGCAGTTGGCGTTTCTTAGCCTCATACCATTCGTCGTCACGGTCAGATGCAGACCAAGGGAAGAACACGCCCTTGAACTGGTTGTTCCCTGTTTGGGAACCAACCCACAGTTCATGAAAAATGTTGCCTTCGCCGTTGGCGGTACTGAGGCAAATGACTCGTCCACCAACGTCGGCAATTGGTTCAATAGAAGCCCATGCTTCATCACTGTTAGGCAAGAAAGCCATTTCGTCAACTACAACCAAGAATACTGATTCACCACGAGCAGGGTCGTTACCTGATGGTAATGATTCAATAGCAGATTCGTTAGAGAACGACATTTTTAGTTGGTTGTTATCAATGATGCTAGGACCACGTAGCACCATCCACTTGGGTAGGAACTTAAATCCGTATTTGGATTTTGCTAACAGTTTCATTGCTTCACGTTCAGTACGACTTAGCATGATCACAAATCGGTCTTTCCAAAAGAACGTGACCCAGAACACGTAGGCGCTAGCCAGTGTAGAGAAACCGATCTGTCGTGCCTTCAGCACGATACTATAACGGTTATCTATCCATGCAGCCACAGTTTCAATCTGTGCTTCACGCATCTCAAACTTAATACGACCCTTTTCAGGATGTTTAATGAACCAGTAGTTTGAGCAGAAATAGACGAAAGCATCAACGAGTTCCTCGTTGGTAGCGTTTTCTGGACCTTTGCAGATCCTCCATTCCTTCTCGTTGAGAAGGTCAGTTAATTCCATTTGTTCCTAAAGTTCGTTATCTGCTACCCAAAAACCGGCAATTGTTGCAACAACCCATGCTGCTCCAATTGATCCTGATCCAAAACTGAGACCATATTCACCATTGCTGGCGGCAACTGCAACAGATGTTGCTGATACGCCAGAACGCAAATACGTCCAAGAACCAGCAGTACCACCGGGTGTATAAAAAGTTGCTGTATAACTAGTGTTACGTTTAGGAACAGCAAACTTTATGTAACCACCAATAACGTTCGAGTTATTTGAACAACCATAAAATTCATGTATACCGCTAGTCGTTGAGAAACCAGCAGGGACACCATAAAGATAGTTTTTTTCATAGTAACGTAGGCACATACTGTGTTCAAGAGCCATTGGACGGTTTTCAAAAACCGTAGCAACAGAACCAGATTCTAACTGGGCATCAAAAACTAACAATGACTGTGATGCAATTAAAGCACCACCAGAAAAAACTATTTCAATACCATTTGAACCGCTTGCTGCAAAAGTTGCGCTACTTCTTGTTCCGCCAGAACTTACAACAAAAGTTCCAGTTGCAACTTGTGTTTTGGTTGGAGAAGCCAAAGTTCCAAAAGAATCAATACTGTTAGCAGTATAAGCGGTCCAAGTCACACTAGTTAAAGTAGAACTTTGCAAGGTTACGGATAATGTAAAATTGCTACTATTCCGTGTTGTAGAAGCCTCAACACGTTGTCCAAAACCAAAACCAGTAACACCAGTAGCACCTGTAATTTGAAATCTGCGTTTAGCACCAATGTACAAACTGTTGTCAATAGTGGTGTTTGCGCCAGTGCAATAAGAATACCAGCGGTCAACCGTGTACTGTAGTGCAGCACCAGCAACAACTGTATAACCACTGCTGTTACGCTGGTTTACAATAAAGTTGCCGTTAATAAACATGTTGCGAAAACTTGTTTGTGGGGCTGTGGTCAACATTAAGTTAGAGATATCGCTAACAGCAGCCTTTTTGGTTGTACCAGACTGCACCACAGGGAATGTGTCTGCAGCAGCCAAACTTGTTACTGCTGGTAAAGCCGATATTTTAGTGTTCGCCATTAGGTTCCTTATCTTTCTTATTATTAGAATTAGAAATCATCACACCCGACAACGTTCCAACAAGGAACGTTGCAATCGGGGTGATCAAATCAAAAAATGCTTTATCGTTCGGGGACTGCTCCATAGGTTGAGTCACATAAATCAAAGAATACAATACCGATCCCATAGTGCCAGCCAACACAGCAGCAAGCACTACACCAATCACGAACCGTAAACGGGTATTTAGTTGTTCTTCTGTTAGGCGTTCCTTACGAGCCATCAGCAGTCAACTCCACGAACGCCATCAGTCGTAGGAATCTGAACGGCACTAAGAGCCTTGTTCTTAGTCCTAGGAGTACAAGAACATTCTGGCGTATTAGCCTTGGCAGGATCTTGGCAAGGGTAACGGTAAGAGTCGCTGCAAGCAGCCAAAAAGAACAAACCTACTACAGCCAAACTAGTAATCTTCATCATCAAAACCTCCCACATTGGGGTGTTCACCCGAATCACAACTGGGGCATTTGCCCCAATTGTTCGGGTATTCTTCCCCACACCGATCACATTCAACCAACTGCACTAAACAACCTTAAGACCCCGAGATTGCTTCTCCCTAGTAGCCATAGCAGCAATCAATTCATCCAACTCGCTATCAGTCAACTCGGCAGAACGTTTCTCACTCTTAACTTCAATTGTGGCAGGAGCCATACGGTTCGTAGCCTGAAGATAAAGTTGAGCACTCTTGGTGTCCCCATCCAGAGCCTTGTTGTACAGAGTGTCCAACAACGCTTGAGTACGCTCAGGCGACCCTTGTAGGTCGTCCACACGGGTCTGCCATTCTTGTCTGAATGCTGGTTTCTTTTCCCACCGTCGCAGAGTTGTGACATCTACAGTCGCAAGGATCGCATACTGCTTCTTGGAAGAGGGTACACGTTCAGATGGCGCAGTGCACAGCCAGTCCATGTACCGTTGCTGATCGCTAGTTAATAGTGCTTCTGTAGATGCCATACATACTAGTTGTTTTGTAACAAAACTGTTGATGTTACAAATGGGGGGGACTATAGGGGGGGAAGAGAAAAGACCGCTTGAAACTGTAGGCAACTACAGTTGAAGAGCGGCAACTACAACCCAACAGTACAACAAGGAGTAAAAATGGCTATAGGATTAAGTAGCGGATCAATGGCAACGAGCAACTCTACAGTTGTTCGTACCATTGATGATTGTGATGATATAAGTATCCAGTTAACAGGTACTTGGTCTGGCACCGTCAGTTTTGAAGTATCACTTGACGGAACCAACTGGTTTTTAATGTCGTTGATTGATTCGTCAACAACGAACAAATCAACTGGCGTTACATCTGCAACAGGTAACGGAGTTTTTTTCCATGAATGTCATGCAATGCATTACATTCGTACACGTTTTAGTACCGCAACCAGCGGTACAGTTAATGTGACTATAGTCGCAGATCGGACATCAAAATAATGCCTGCTAAAAAGAAGCCAGCCAAAATGCACCGTATGCCAGACGGCACAATGATGAAAGGTGCGAAGCACTCTTCAGGTGCCAAGCATGAAAAAACCGAAAGTAAAAAAGAACGTATGAAAGAATACGGTCGCAAAGGTCGCTAATGGCTAGCAGCCCATACACAAACCCTGCACTACGAAACAGGATCAAAAACCGTGTCACTGCAGGCACCAAAGGTGGTGCCGCAGGACAATGGTCAGCCCGAAAAGCACAACTAGTCACCCAAGCCTACAAGGCTGCAGGTGGCGGATACACAGGAACCAAAACTGCAGCCCAATCATCACTCAAAAAGTGGGGCAAAGAGGACTGGGGAACCAAATCAGGTAAACCATCCACAGTAGGACCAAAAGCCACAGGAGAACGATACCTACCAAAGAAGGCTAGGGAGTCCCTAAGTGATAAAGAATACGCTGCAACCACTAAAGCAAAACGTGAAGGCACTAAAGCAGGCAAACAGTTTGTTAAACAACCTAAAAAGATTGCTGATAAAACCAAGAGGTACCGATAATGGCAAGCAAGAAATCTACAACTACAGCCGCATGGACACGCAAAGAAGGAAAAAACCCTGCAGGCGGACTAAACGCCAAAGGCAGAGCCTCATACAAAGCGCAAACAGGTGGCACACTAAAACCACCAGTCAGTGCCAAACAAGCAGCCAAGAGTCCCAAGTCAGCAGCACGACGTAAGTCGTTCTGCGCACGAATGGGCGGTATGCCCGGACCAATGAAAGACTCCAAAGGACGACCCACACGCAAAGCCCTCGCACTTAGAAAATGGGACTGCTAAATTTAGAAACAGGGACTCCAAACAAAAGACCCCCACCCCCCTGTGGTATGTGACCATAGTCACTAAACCTATCCAAATATAAAACATAACCCAGACGGACACAGCC